ATACCTATAGTATGGTCAAAAGTTCAAACAGGGGCTACTACAAATTGGACAGAAGTAGACACAGGATAATTGACAAAATTACACATAAAGGATAAAGTAAAGTATGGCATCAACATATTCTTCAGATTTGAAACTTGAACTAATGGCTACTGGTGAAAACGCTGGTACATGGGGAACTAAGACAAATACAAATTTAAATTTAGTACAACAAGCAATTGGTGGTTACCAAGAAATAGATGCAAGTTCAGATGTGTCATTAGTTATGTCTAATGGTTCTATCTCAAACGCTAGAAATATGGTTCTTGAGTTTACAGGGACTTTAACTACAGACACTACTATTACTATTCCAGATAATATAGAAAAAATGTATGTTTTAAAAGATTCAACTACACACGATGGAAATACTTTAACTTTTAAAACTGTATCAGAAGTGACAGGAATAGATTTACAACAAGATCAAAGTCAAATAGTTTTTTCTGACGGAACAAATATAAACGCAGTAGGAAGCACAATACCTTCGGGAACAGTTATGTTATTTCAACAAACGGCAGCTCCTACAGGTTTTACTAAAATTACAACACATAATAATAAAGCTTTAAGAGTTGTAAACGGTTCTGTTACAACAGGTGGAACCAACTCTTTCACAGATGCTTTAAATGCTAGTAACGATACTAGCAGTACATCTGTTACTATAACTGGAAGTACTTCTTCACATACTTTAACCTTATCTCAAATACCTTCACACAGACATTTAGCAGGTGGCCATAGTGAATTTGGTACAGGTGATAGTGTTTCAGCGGGTACTAGAAATGATGGAAATGCTGGTGGAGCAAAAAGGTTTTACACTGATTATCAAGGTGGTGGTTCAGGTCACTCTCACGGTAATGGTAGTTTAGCTGGATCTTCACACAACCACAATTTTAATTTAGATATAGAATACGTCGATATTATATTAGCTTCAAAGGATTAATGAAACTAGAGATAAAGAACAATTGTCCTTTACATAACTTTAAACCCTGTAAAAAATTTGATTGTGCATGGTTTATTCATATAAGAGGAACTAATCCACAAACAGGTGAACCACAAGATGAATATGGATGTGCTGTTTCTTATTTACCTTTGTTAACAATAGAAAATTCTCAACAAACAAGACAAGCAGGAGCAGCTATTGAAAGTTTTAGAAATGAAATGGTGAAATCTAATGAAAAGACTTATAATATTTTAAATAATCAAAAAAACTTAAATATATTACCAGAAAAAAAATAGATTTTTCCATAATTTGTTTATATACATAAGTTATGGCTTTAAAAAATACAATTATTCGTCCCGGTATTAATAAGACTGACACACCTTCTGGAGCAGAAGGGCAGTGGATTGACGCTGATAATATTAGATTTAGATATAGTCAACCTGAAAAAATAGGTGGTTGGCAAGCAATAGGTCAAGAAACTTTTGCAGGACCTGCAAGAGATCAGCACACATGGTCTGCATTAGATGGAAAAAAATATGCAGCATTGGGGACATCACAAATTTTAGCAATTTATTATGAAGATAAATTTTATGATATAACACCTTTAGACACTGCAATTACTATTGCTAGTAATGCTTTTGTTACAGTTAGTGGATCATCTCTTGTAACTGTAATAACATCTTCCTCTCACAATTTATCTGTTGGTCGTTACATAAGATTTAGTGCAGTAGGTAGTTTACCTGGTGGTTATATAGATACAGATTTCACAACAGACGTTTTTGAAGTCTTAACTGTGCCAACCGCTACAACTTTTACAATTGATTTAGAAAAAAACGCAACTGCTTCTGCTACGGGTGGAACAGCAACAATTACACCTTATGTAAGTATTGGTCCTACCTTTCAAACTTATGGTTATGGTTGGGGAACAGAAACATGGGGAGGAGAAGATGACGCTGCAACTTCTACAACTCTGAACGGTGAGATAACAGATATAGCAACTACAATTACTTTAACAGACGCGAGTGCTTTTCCAACTTCTGGATCAATTTTAATAAGAGGGACTTCTAGTAGTTTAAATGGAGGAATCACAGATTCTGCAACTTCATTAACTTTAATAGATGCAAGCACATTTCCATCTCAAGGAATTATATTTATTGGTGATGAAAAAATTACCTACAGCGGTAAATCCTCAAATGATTTAACAGGTTTAACAAGAGGTGTAGATGATACACCTGCAACTGCTCACGATAATACAGCAACTGTTACAACTAGAGGAGAAATAATTACATATAGTGGTAAATCGTCAAATGATTTAACAGGTTGTGTTCGTGGTCAAGAAAGCACTGAAGCTGTTTATCACGCGACTGGAAGCACAGTTATAAATGACGATCAGTATAACGCATGGGGAGAAGAAACAGATGAAACAAATGTTATTTTAGAACCAGGAAGTTGGTCTTTAGATAACTTTGGAGAAATATTAGTTGCAACAATTAAAGATGGTAGAACTTTTTCATGGAACCCTGGAGTTTCAAATCCGTTAGACACAAGAGCTGTTGTTATATCAGGAGCACCTACATCTTCTCGTTTAACAGTTGTTTCCGATAGAGATAGACATTTATTTCATCTTGGAACAGAGCAAGACATTGGTGACCCTAATACACAAGATCCTATGTTTATAAGATTTTCTGATCAAGAATCTTTAAGTAATTATTTACCAACTGCAACAAACACTGCAGGTACATTTAGACTAGATGCAGGAAACAAAATCGTAGCGGCTGTTTCTGGTAAAGATTATGTTTTAGTTTTAACTGACACTGCAGCATATGTAATGCAATTCGTAGGTCCACCATTTACTTTTTCTATTAGACAAGTAGGTACAAACTGTGGATGTATTGGTCAACATGCTGTAGCGTTTGCCAACGGTAATGTATATTGGATGGGTCTATCAGGTGGTTTTTTTGTTTATGATGGTACTGTAAAAATACTACCATCACTCGTAGAGGATTTTGTGTTTACAACAAGAGGAAATAATCCAGGTGTAAACTTTAATTCTGCTGAAATAATTTATGCAGAGCATAATTCTTTATATAACGAAATTGTATGGTTTTATCCAACAGCGACACCTATAGGTGATCCTGCTATTCAAAATAATAGAGGTTTAATTTACAATTATGTAGAAAACGTTTGGTCTATAAATACTTTAAGTAGAACAACTTATGCTGATTCTGGTACATATAGTTTACCTTATGCAACTTCTTATGATACTTCAGCTATTCCACAGTTTCCAGTTATAAAGGGAGCTACAGATAAATTTGGTGCTTCTACTTACTTTGCTCATGAAACTGGAGTCAATGAAGTTTTATTAAATGCAAATCCAGTTCCAATTCAAGCGTATATTCAATCAGGAGATTTTGATCTAACTCAAGGTGGAGATGGAGAATTTATGTTACATATTAGAAGATTTTTACCTGATTTTAAAAATCTTATAGGAAGCGCAGATGTAATTTTAAATACTAAAGATTATTCAAAAGGAGGAAATACTACTACGTCTTCTTTTACAGTTCAACCTACTACAAATAAAGTAGATACAAGAGTCAGAGGAAGATTCGCAAATATAAAAGTAGAAAATACTTCATTGGATGACAACTGGAGATATGGTACTTTCCGTGTTGATATACAACCAGATGGTAGAAAATAATGGCAAAAGTTACAACTTATATACCAGAGCCTTCTCAAGAATATGACGTATCTAATCAACGTCAACAATTAGAAGCATTAGATACAATGAAAAACCAACTTAACTTTGGTTATCAAGAAGATCTTAAAAACGAACAAAAACAATTTGAATGGTTTCTTAGCTAATGGCAAATTTTTATAAAAGCAATACATACAGTTTAACAACTACAAATCTTACAACAATATTAACTATAAATGTATCATCTATTGCGATAGTAAAATCAGTGCAAGCTAGTCATGCTACAGCTAGTAATGTAGATGTAGATTTATATGTAAAAAAATCAGGTGGTTCTGATGTAGAAATTGCACATGTAGAATTAAATAAATCAAGTGAAAATATGGTAAAAGGTATTTTAAATTTAGAAGCAGGAGATGTATTAAAAATGCAAGCCGATTCTGCTAATGAGATTACTGGACAAGTGAGTTATCTTCTGGTAGATAGATCACAAGAGAATGGATAAATTAGAAAAAATAGAATGTAAAACAGTTGAAACCTGGAGAAACAAAAAAACAGGACAGACTTTTAAAACTGAAGAAGCTGCTAAAATGGATTTAGAAGCTGGACCAGATGATATTGTAAAAGATGTTACTGTTCAAGTTAGTCCTAAAGGTTTAGAAGTTTTACATAAATTAATGAAATAAGAGGATATATGAAAGCACCTAGAGGAGGAACTGAACTTCAGTTCGAATATTTAAAAAAATACGTAGATTCAAAACTATTAGATAAAGTACAAATAACTACTTCTATACCAGAAAAAATTTCTTTACACCCAACAAAAAAGAATATTCTTTGGCAAAAGAATTCCTATGATCAGCCTAATTTAGAACCATGGTTTAAAGATAAGTCTAATCATAATAAATATGATTGGTATGTATTTAATTCACATTGGAATTTTGAAAAATTTAGAATGATGTTTGATCTACCTGGAGAAAAATGTATTGTAATTAAGAATGGTTTGGATTCTATAAAAGTTAGAGATTTAAAAACTAAAAAAGATAAAATTAGACTTATATTTCAACCAACACCTTGGAGGGGTTTAAATGTATTGCTTGCTGCAATGCAATTAATAAAAAATAAAAATATTATTTTAGATGTATATTCTTCAACAGACGTTTATGGAGAACAGTTTAAAAAAGATAATGATGATGGATTTAAAGCACTTTATGAACAAGCTAAACAATTACCTAATGTTAATTACATTGGATATAAACCAAATGAATATATAAAAGAAAATTTACATAAATATGATATATTTGCTTATCCTAGTATTTGGGAAGAAACTTTTTGTATTTCTTTATTAGAATGTATGAGAGCAGGTTTACATTGTATTACAACAAACTATGGAGCTTTATTTGAAACAGGTGCTGAGTATCCAGCTTATATTCCATATCAAAAAAATTACACTGCTTTAGCACATCTATTCGCTAGTTCAATAGAACAATGTGCGGATTATTTATACACTGAATCTAGTATTCAACATTTACAACAACAGGTTAACTATGTACACCTAAATTACAACTGGAATAAAATAGGTAGCAAGTGGTCTAGTTTCATAAAGGAAATAACAAATGAATAATGAACCTATTTGGATAAATGAAAATAATAAAAAACCAAGTATATTATTAGCTACTCCAGTTCATAGTGATGTATCTTTACATTATTTTTTATCTGTTGTTTCATTTCAAAATAAATGCACCGCTAATAAAATTAAATTAAATATTACAATTAATAAATCTTCTTTGGTTACTCAAGGAAGAAATTTATGTGTAAATGATTTTTTCAAACCTGAAATGGAAAATCCTGATTATTTATTATTTATTGATTCTGACATTGAATTTAAATATGAAACAATTATGAAAATGATTGATGCAGATAAGGATGTTATTGCTGCTCCTTACCCAATGAAATGTATTAGTTGGGATAAAATAATTAGCGCAGTAAAGGATGAGGGAATAACAGATAAAAATACTTTAAAAACAAAAGGCTGTGAATGGCCATTAAAAGCTGATGATAATATGAATATAAAATTATATGAAAACGGTATTGCTGAATTACAAAGTGTGCCAGCTGGATGTCTTTTGATCAAAAGACGTGTTTTTGATAAAATGATAAAAGAATATTCACATTTGAAGATCAACCAACCAACAACTGTCAATGGAAATAGCGATACTCATGATTGGTTATATAATTTTTTTGATACTTATTTTGATGAAAAAACTGGTAAGTATTATGGGGAGGATTTTAATTTCTGTAATCTTTGGAGAAAAATAGGTGGTAAAGTACACGCTATTATGACAGAAAATGTTGTTCATGTAGGAGAGTATCGATATGAAGGTATTCCAATGAAGGCTCTTAAAAAAGTTGACTAGTCTTTAAAAAACTAGTAAATTAGCTTACTTCAGGAATTACGCCTGCTTTTCATTTAAAAATTATGACTATTACAAGAGGACAAATGCAAAGACAATTATACAATCAAGGCGGAATTATGAACGCTGTACCTAGAGAAGGTTATTTTTTAGGTAAACTTGCAAAAGGTCTTAAAAAAGGCGTTAAAAAAATAGGTAAAGGTGTTAAAAAATTTGCTAAATCTGATTTAGGTAAAGCAGCTATGTTAGCTGCGGGTGCATATTTTATGCCTGGAATTGGTATTAAAGCTCAAGGTGGTCTAGGTAGTTTTTTAGGAAAATTAGGATCTAAGGCTGCAACAGCTGGTGATTTTTTAAAAAGCAAAGGTAGTAGTTTTTTAAATAAACCTAAAAACGTAGAAATGCTTTTAAGCGATGATAAAAGTCGATACCTCCCTACAAGATTAGATGATTTTCAAGTAAGTGGAGGATATGCAAAACCAACAGGTGGTAAAAATATTGATGCTTTTTCTAGATTATTATCAGGCAAAGAAGAAGAAGATAAAAGTGGTATTAAATCTGTGTTGGCAGATTTTTTTCAAGATGAAAAGAAAAGAAATATACTTGCAGACGTATTAAAAGGAGCTACTTCTATAGCTGGTGGAAAAATGGCATATGATGATCAAAAAAGAATTAACGAAGCAAGACAAAAAGAATATGATGATTATGTTGCAAGAAGAGCTGCTGTTTCTTCTCAATTAGAAGATGTAGTGCCTGAGCTAGATATTAAAATGGCTAATGGTGGTAGAGTTAATTACAATGATGGTGGTATAATGACGATGGCTGATTTAGGAGATGATTATGAATCAGAGTTTATGAGACTTGTAGGAGAGTTTATGGAAAACGGTTTTAGTCAACAAGAAGCAATTGAAGCAGCTAAAGATGAGCTTGAAAGATTGAGAGGTAAATTTATGGCTAGCGGTGGCAGAGTAAACTATGCTTTTGGTACTAAACCTGATGTAGTAGATCAAGCAGCGGGTATCGAGGGACTAGATATAAACATTAATCCTCAAGGAATAAAAGAATTAGATTTAAGAGAAACAGGTGGTTTTATTCCACCAGTTGGTGTAAAAGAAAAAGCAGACGATATTCCTGCAATGTTATCAAACAATGAATTTGTAATGAACGCAGACTCAGTAAGAGGAATTGGTAACGGCAGTGTAAAAAGAGGTGCTAAAAAATTATACGCACTAATGAGAGAAGCAGAAGGGAAAGGTAGAGCATAATGGCACAAAACCCAGCAGCATTTGTAGAACCAGGAGGACAAAAATTATTTGACCTGTTGATGAAAGAATTGGGTAAACCAATGGACATTGGAGCTATTTCTCCAAAGGTTGCAGGAGTTAGTCCATTAATTCAAGAAGCTCAAAAAAGAGCAGCGAGTGAAGCAGGTCTTGGATCTTTAGAATTTGATCCAAAAACAGGAGCTATTACAGGAGTTGGCCCTGGCACAGGAGTTGCATCATACGAACGTTTTTTAGATAAAGCAGAAGCGGCTGCAGGACCAGACGCTTACAAACAATACATGTCCCCTTACCAAACAGAAGTTTTAGATGCTACTCAAAGACTATTAGACGAGCAACGAGCAGCTGGAAGACCGCAGCTAGCAGCTCAGGCTATTGAAGCAGGAGCATTTGGTGGTGGTAGAGAAGGTGTTCAAAGAGCAGAATACGAAAGAGGTAGAGATATTTCAGATGCCGGTATTATGGCAAACTTAAGACAACAAGGATTACAACAAGCGCAAAAACTGGCTCAACAAGATTTACGAAATCAAATAGGACTTGCTCAAACAGGGCAAGGACTTAGTTCAAATGTTATTTCTTCATTAGGAAATATTGGAACAGGTGCAATGACTTATGACCAATCTTTATTAGAAGCAGAGAGACAAAGAGCTTTATTAGGTCAAGAGTATCCAACATCAAGAATTCAAACAGCAACGAATATTTTTGGTTCACTAGCGTCAAACGTACCCGGTGCTCCTGCAGCTCCTATAATGTCATCTCCAGGTATTGCTGGTCTTCAAGGTGCAGCTGGAACATTTAATTTATTAGGCGGTGCTCCTGGACAAGGTATTAATTCTATGGCTCAATTTTTTAGATAGGAATTAAATGGCAAACATATTAAAAAGACCAATGTTTAGAAAAGGTGGTACAGCAGCAGAAAATGTTGGAATTACTTCTGGTTTAGGGGAAAGAAGAAATTTTTCTACAGGTACAACACTTGAAGATATAATGCCTAATAGACCTGAAGGAGCTAGAGGCAATGTAACTGATTATATTTTTGGACCTGATTTAGAAGAACTTTTTAAAAGTATGCCATCGTCTCCAAAAACAGAGCCAGAGATAACTATAAAAAAAGAACCTGTTATTGAAGAATCAATTATTGAACCAAAATCAGAGGCGGAAGAATTAACAGACATATCAAAACTTACTGAAATTACAAAAGATCCTATTATGGATCCTGATTTAATGAGAATTAGAAGAGAACAAAACAAATATATTTATGACACTAATCAACCAATGAGTGAATTAAAAGAAGATAATTTAGAAGAAGTTTTATCAGAAGATAAAACTGCAACTGAAGCTGGTTATTTTACACCTACTGATGAATCTATAAAATCAGAACTAGAAGATATCTTCGCGGGGCTAGCGGCAACCACACCTGCTGATCCAACACAACTTCAAAGTTATGCACAAGTTTTAGGTAAAGCTGGCACTATTGCTGGTGGTTTAAGAAGAGAAAGAGCTGCTAAAGATAAAGCTTTCCAACAAGAAGTGTTACTAGCTCAACTAAAAAATCTTGATAAAAAAGAATCAGATCAATTAATAAGATATGCAAAACAATATGCGGCTCAAACTGGAATGGATGAAGGAGAAGCTATTCAATTATTTTTAACTCGTTATTTAAAAGGTCCTTTAAAAGAAGGAACATACAAAAGATCTCTTGTAGATGAATATATAAAAGATTTAACTGATCCAACAAGTCCAACTGGAGGCTATACAGATAGTCAAGCTATGAACATAGCTAATACCTTAGTTAAAATAAGAACAGGTGAAATATCAATGGGGGCAGATAGATTACCTGCTGGTGATGATTTTGATGAAGATTTACCTGCAGGAAGATATATTGACTATAGAGATGGAGCTATTTACACTTGGGATGGAGCAACAAAAACGCAGGTATGGCCTGACGCATAGGAGGGCACGTGGCTGATAAAGACGATAAATTTGATACTATATTTGGAAGTCAAACAGTAGATGCTTTTGTTCCTTTTTTAGGATCTCAAGAAAAAGTAGCGAGAAGAATAAAAGAAAGATTAGAAGGTGTACCTGAAAAAGATCTTACCGAAATAGGATATGTAGATCCTTATACAAGCATTGCATCCGGTGTTATAGATGGACTTATTAAAATACCTTATGGAGTAGTTAGTTTAAGCGCTGAAATAGCAGACGCTTTGAGAGAAGAAAATGTTCCAATAGATAAAAGTTATGTTGGTCGGCTAGAAAAATATTTTGATAATTCTGTATTAGGTAAAATACAACAAGGTAATGAAGATATTGTAAAAGAAAGTGCTATTGGAAAATTAACTTCGGCTTTTACTCAATTGTATTCATTAGGTAGATTAGGTGCTAGCGCAACTGTAAAAGCTGCTACAAAAGCAAAAAAAATTTACAATAAATATGCTACGGCAGCTAAAGCTAACAAAGTAGCTAGAGCAGGTGGTAATGTAACCAAAGCTGGAATTAGAGCAAAAGATTTAAACAAACTAACTGGATTACAAAATTTTGCAGCTATAACTATTGGTGGTGCAAGTGGTACAGCAATGATTGCTGATATAGAAGGTGTTGGTACTTTTGGTGATGTATTAGGTGGTCCTTCTGCTTTAGATAGAGAAGAAAGAAAAACTACAGAAGACGAGTCAGCAAGAAGACTTTGGAATAGATTAAAATTTGGTGTTGAAGGTGCGGCTGTTTCTGTTCCTATAGCTTATGGAATAAATACAGTTGCGAAAAGAATCGCTAATGCAGGAAAAAATTTAAAATATAGTGACGATCAATTAGATCAATGGATCAACAAATATATTGTAGAACCATTTGCTCCTAGCGGAAAAAAATCTCAAGTTTTGTTTGAAGGAGTAAAAAGAGTAGAAGGTGAAATGTCTGCTGGTCAAGTGACGGCTAAGGATTTAATTATGGATATTGATCAAACTCTTTACAAGATAGCAAAAGAATCTGGTATTTCAAATAATAATCCTGCAGTTAAAAGATTAGTTGGAAGATTAGATGAATTACTAACTTCAACAGATGATATTATATCTAAAGGTAAAGTAACTTTTCCAGGTTTTAAACCAGAAAAGATAACAGAGTTTAATAAATTTTTAGATGAAATAGGTGTTTCTAACAAACAAGGTGAAGAACTTATAAAAGAAATGTTTAAAGTTAGAAAAAAATTTAATACTTTTAAAAATTCTTTACTTCAAGGTGGAAATATAAATGCTGCTAACAAAGAATTTATGGACATTATGTCGGAAAGAATGAGAAACATATTTACTTCAGAATATAAAATTTTTGAAGGTAAAAGTATTTTACCTTTTTTAAATTACAAACCTACGGAATCAGCTATTAATGGAGTAAAAGCTGTGTTTGATAAATATGCAAAACAAAATGGTATAAAGTTATCTCCTCAAGATTTGGATGATATTATCACTGACGTAACGAATAATGTAAAGATGAACCCTCTTACAAAGACTCCAGAGTTTCCTATGACTGTATTGAGTGTTCTAGATGATAATGCAACTCAAATTATAAATATTGCAGACAATATTAAAGGTGGTCAATTTAAACCAACTACCTTAATACAAGCTCAAGATGATTTAAGAGCATTTAATAAATTTTTTGGACAAAAAAGAGATTTAAGAAATACTATTATAAATACAATGTCTGATTTGGCTGCTTTAACTGCTAAAGATAAATTTTATAATAATATATATAAACAATCACAAGCTTTAATAGATGCTGGCGAAAGAGCAATTGTTTATCCTACACGTACCGAAGCAATTAGAAATTTAAGAAATCAAAATATTATTGCAGATAAACAAGGATTGCAGTTAAAATCTCCTTTAGGAGAATCTACATATACTAATCCTTTAAATGGACAATTTACATCTCAAGAATGGAAAGACGCTTTACAATTCAGTGAAAAAATAATGTTTGATGATTTGGCAAAATCTACAGTTTATAAAAATTTAGTTTTAATTCCTAAAGGTTTAACTCAAATATCTAAAACAATTTTAGGACCTTTTACTCATGCTAGAAACTTTTTTACATCTTCTCAATTTGCTTTGGGAACTGGTAATTTATTTAAAGATCCTAGAAAAATAGTCAGTAATTTTAGACGAGCGTTTAATACTATTCAACCTCAATTACTTTATCGTAACACACCAAAAGATCAGGCTTTGTATAAATTTTTATTAGAAGAACAAGTTGTAAGTTCTTCTGCAACTGCTAGAGATATTTCAGGGCTTCTTGATGATATTGGAAAAGGTGGTGATGTATATATGAGATTTTTTGGAAAATTTGGTAAGGTTTTAAAAAAATTATATGAAAAAGCAGCAGATGTATATGTAGCAGAAGATGATAATTGGAAAATATATAATTTCTTATCTGAATTTGATACATATAAAAATGCATACAAATCTGGTTTAGATAAAGGTTTGATTAATAGAATGCCTGCAGATTTAACAATTGCTAAAGAAGCTGCAAACATTGTTAGAAACACTGTTCCAAATTATGGATACATTGGACCTTTTGGACAAGGATCTAGACGTTTACCTTTAGGTAACTTTGTATCTTTTCCTATTGAAGTAACAAGAACTGCAGCAAACATTGCTGAACTTGGTTTAAAAGAGTATCGTAATCCAATTTTTAGAGCTGTTGGTGCTAAAAGATTATTAGGTTTTACAACTGCAATTGGAACTGCACCTGCAATGGCGAGTGCTATGTTAGCAGGAGCTTATGGTGTAACTAAAGCTACCGCTGCTGCTGTTAGAGAATTTTTACCAAGCTTTTCAGAAGACTCTACACTTTTTGTATACAAAGATGAAAAAGGGGATATTAAATATATCGATACATCAGGCGCGATGGTGTATGATACAGTTGTTAACCCTATTCAATCTGTAGTAGCAGGTGTTGAAAGAGAAAGAGTTTTTGATGAGGATGACCCATTAATAAAAGGTGTTTTAAAAGGATTAGCTGGTGGTATTGGAAGATTTGTAAGTCCTTATGTAAATGAATCTATTTACTTAAATACAATAAATAATCTGTTTGTTAGAAATGGTAGAACTGCTCAAGGTAGAAGACTTTGGAATCCAGAAGCTCCATGGGGTGAAAAGATTAAAGAAGCTGTTAAATATGCTTTAACTGAAGTTGCTCCTTTATCATACAAACAAATGGAAAGATTAAGATTAGCTGGGTTTGATTTACCTGGTCCAAGAGGAGAAAAATACGAAGTAAAAGATGAGTTAGCTGGTCTTTATGGAATGAGACCAATTAAAATAGATCCAATAAAATCTTTAAATTACAAAATTAATGACTTTAAATCAGGAATAAGGGATACAAGAGCTTTATTTACATCGCCTGTTTTAAAAGGTGGTTTAATTAAACAAGAAGATATTATTGAAAGATATTATGTAGCTAATCAACAAAGGTTTAAAAAATTTTTAGACATGCAAAGAAAAATAGAAGCAGCTGAAATTTTAAATGCTAAAAATGTAGATTTAATTAAGTTATTTGGAAAGAGACAAGAAAGCAAAAACTTTGCTTTAATACAAAGAAATAAATTTTCTCCTTTTAAATTAACTAAAGACACAATTAGAGAAACAAAAAGACAAGCAGATTTGATAAACGAAAATTTTGATGATCTTCAAATACCTACCGGAATAGAAAGAAGTACACTTAACATTTTATTTAAAATGCAAAGAGAAATGTTTAGATTAAAACTAAATAAAGATTTTAATCAACAAATTAGATTAGAAGACTATTTACCTAAAAAACCAGGACAACAAACCAATGTAGCACCTTTACCATTACAACCGATGCCAAATGTTAATCCAGGTTTAGCACAGATACCTCAAGGCGGATTGACACCTACTGAAAATGCTTTACTGTCTGATGCAGAAAAACAAATTAGATTAAGACAAAGGGGATTAGCATAATGCCAGGTATAACATCAATCAGAAGTTTCTTTAGAGGCGGTGGAATGGATATGGGTAGTGAAGAAAACCAAGCTCAAAGTGCATCTATGGCAAATAATTCTATAGGATACGCAGGAAACACCGGAGGATCTGAAGGTGGAAATGACAATAACAATACTCCAACAAATAATAATCTTGAAAATAATAGATTAAAAAATATTCAAACTATGGACAGGTTTACAAAATATAGACCTCAAGTTAATATCCCACAACAAGGTATAGGAGGCATGTTAACAAGTATGTTGGGCTTTGGTAATTTATTTGGAGCTACTAATATGTTTGGAGGTAATGATATGTTAGGAAGCGCTGCACAAAAGGTTTCTGATTTTTCAGCTGCTAAGAATAGAGATTTTTTTCAAGACGTAATAGGTTCTGGTAATATTCCCGGTTTAAACTATGGAACTGTTTCTGATATGTCAGATCAGCAATTAGAAGATGCTTATCAAGATTATATGTCAGGTAGGCTATCTGGTGAAACAGATGCTTATGGTAATCCTTTATCTCAAGAACAAGATGATAATCCCTTAAAACAACTTTTACTTTCTCAGCAATCAACTAAACCACAAGGCGGTTTGATTGATCAATATTTAAAACAATTAAACATAACTTATTAAAATGGTAAAAAAAGATTTAGCTTTAGAGAGAATAGACTCACATGAAAAGTTATGTCGAATTATGCAAAAACAAACTCATCAAAAAATTTCAGGAATAGAAAATGATATTAAAGAAATTAAAAATCATATGCGTTATGCGATGACTGCTTTAGTTGGTGGTATGTTTGCTATAATAGTTATCTTAGTTGAAAAACTTTAACGTCCAATACAACCAAACCAAATACCTGAACCATTGTTCATAACCCATCTGTTTATTTCATTATCAAAGGTAGACAAAGCTTCTCTAACCATATCGCAGTAATCATAGAAGTCCCATTTCGAAAAATCAAAATTATAGTTAATAGGGTAGAGTGTATATATTTCGTTTTGAAATACAATTATCTCCATATAGGTGGAATTTTTATTAATGATTTTTGTAACCTTTGTATAACATCTTCGTAATCATAATTTTTTATATGAATTAAAGAATCTGTAGATTTTGGTTTTTCAAACATTTGATTTGTGTCTTCATATCTTCCAGCGTCTATTGTATCCATCCAAATAACAACATCATACCCTTTTCTATATTTATCAAAAGGACATACAAATTCTATAACAGAAGGTTTATCAGCTATTTTACATAACTTTTCCATTCTATTTACTTGTCTAATTCTACCTTCTTCTGAAAAATCCCAGTCGTGAAATATACGTCTTATTTCATCTGCATTAAAATATGCAACATCCATATTCTCTACTAATCGTTTAGCAAAAGTCGTTTTACCAGAACCAGGTAAACCAAATATTAATATTTTATTTATATCCATTCTTTTAATTCTTCTCCCATAATTTCTGTAGCTATATTAACCTTACGTTTTAAAGCGTCAACAATTTTTTCATCTATAGTATCTTCTGCCATTATATCTATATAAGTCATAGGTCTTTCTTGACCATAACGATCTATACGAGCTTCTGATTGTTGTCTTTTTTCTAAATCATAACCATTAGAATAATAAATCATTGTACTTGCACCTGTAAGTGTAATACCATAACCACCAGTTTGCGGAGTTCCTAAAAGAAATCTTATTTTACTTTCTGGATTTTGTATTTCTTCAATTGCTTTTTGTCTATCATCAGTAGATGTATCACCAAAATATGTAACAGTCTGGCCAGGAAATTTTTTCTCTAAGGCATTATATATGCTTTCAATATCATTTCTATAATGAGCCCAAATAACTGCTTTGCCTTCCACCTCTTCCATAATATCCATAAACTCATTTAATCTATTACTTTTTATTTCTTGAACAGAACCATCGTCTGCTTTGAAATGACCACAGGTTATTTGATGCAATCTCATCATTTGAGTAATAACCGTTGCAGTTGTAGTCATCTTACCATTTAAAAATGCAAGTGCCTGAGTTTTCATTTGTTTATATAATTTTCTTTGTTCGTCAGTAAGTTCTATAATTCTTTTCATGTATGTTTTTTTAGGAAGATCAAAACAATCATCTTTTAAACATCTGTATGAGAAAGGTCTTAGTTTTTCTGATAGTTCACCTAAATTTCTATAACCCACAACAATTTGAATCTGTCTACCTGAAACATTTATTGATCTCATTTTTGCGTATCTAACTCTAAAAGCATAGTAAGAAGATTGATCTAATAAATAAGGATCTAAAAAATAACATTGTGTAAATAAATCTAAAGGAGATTTAGTTACAGGTGAACCTGTAAGTATTCTTCTGTATTTAGAATGTTTAGATAATTCTAAAATTGCTTTAGTTCTTTTAGCTGAGGGATTTTTTATAGTAGTTGATTCATCAATAGCAATCATGGTTCTATGAGAGTTTAAAAATTGATAAGCATACATCAAACCTTTTTTAGTAGAGAACGCTTCAACATTCATAATACAAATATGTAAATCTTCATCCGGTTTTAACAACTCTATCATATCCGGAGCATCTGGTTTTGTTTTCCAAAAACCAATTTTCTTTTCAATATGATCTGGTAAGTGATTTGGTATTTCAGCTGTGAACCAGTTTTTGTATACACCTTTAGGTGCAATAATAAGGGCTCCATTTATTTTACCTTTATCATAGAGCATAGCTATATTATCTATAAGTACTTTTGATTTACCTGTACCCATTTCCATAAAATACGCAAAAACTTCTTTATCCCAAGACATTTCTAAGGCTTTAAGTTGATGTGCAAAAGGTTTGCTTTTAAATTTATAATTCATTTTATTTTCTTCTTTCTATTGCAAAAGATATCAAATAATGTATAGGTAGTCAAGAAGTTATGAAAAACAAAGTATATGTAATTCAGGATATACCTGGAACTAAAGAAGGTCGTCCTAAAATTAATATTATTGGTGCATCTGAATATGGTGACTTAAAAGTTTTACTACCTGAAAATGCACAAATAATTTTAAGCGCTGGTCCTTTAGTTTTTAAATTAAAAAAAATGTTATCTGATTTTACTTCAGATGATTATTTATTATTGACTGGTGATCCTGCAATTATTGGAGTTGCATGTTCTGTAGTTTCCGACATTGCAAATGGAAAATACAATTTATTAAAATGGGATAAACAAGAAAAAAGATATTATCCAATAGAAATAGACTTATACCAAAAGGAAACATCTTGACACATTCATAATACATAATTATATAGAAAGGAGAAATTATGAGTATAGACTATAGAAAACACAAACAAGAACAGATTAAATCTGTTGCTAATCCAAATGAACTTGCAAGTAAGGTTCAACAATTAAAAAATTTAGAAGATGAAATTGCAAATGCGGAGGACTCTGTAAAAAAATTAAAAGAGAAAGCAAATGTACTTTCACAATTTGAAATTCCTCAAATGATGGAGGAAATGAATATTAAAAAATTAAAGTTGACTGATGGTGAAACTGTTGAAGTATCTAATTTTTATAGTGCATCAATTGTAGATCAAGAGTCAGCTTTTCAATGGCTTCGTGAAAACGGTCGAGGTGATATTATTAAAAATGATATTACCGTTACCTTTGGTCGTGGCGAAGATAACAAGGCAGCAGAATATGCTGTTCTTGCTAAAGGTCAAGGATATGAACCTGTCCAGAAAGTGGGAGTACATCCTCAGACCTTAAAAGGAGTAGTTAGAGAATGTAACGAGTCTGGAATCGAACTTCCTGACTGCTTCAAAACTTACGTAGGTAACCGTACAAATATAAAAAGGAGTTAATCTTATGGAAAATAAAGACGTAGCTGTTAAGCAAACAGCAAGCACACCCTCTACAATTTTATATAGAGAGTCTGCTAACAAGGGTTTTGAGAATGTAAGACAAGAATCACTTGCATTACCTATCTTAAAACTTTTACAAAACGGATCAGGAGAAGCACAAAAACGAAATCAAAATTTCGTTGAAGGTGCAGAACCTGGTATGTTTTTAAATACGGTCACTAAAAGACTGTATGATGGTGAGCAAGGAATAACTGTAATTCCTTGTTACTACAAAATGGAGTATCAAGAATGGGCTGAATTTGGTACTGGTTCAGGTAGACCAGAACAAATATATCCGGCTGATTCTGATATCCTATCTAAAACTACAAAAGATGGTGGTAAAGACAGGTTACAAAATGGTAACTACATTTTGACTGTGCATCAAAACTTTGTAATTATTTTAGGTGATGATGGCAAAGCTGAAACTGCTCTTATTTCAATGAGTGGTTCTCAAGGAAAGATTGCTAGAAAATGGCAATCTCTTCAAATGTCACAAACTATGAAAGATGAACAAGGTTCATATACACCTGCATCATTTGCTTACTCTTACAGAATAACATCCGTGTTAAATTCTGGTAAAGGTAATCAATGGTATGGTTATAATGTTGTTATGGGAAATCAAGTTTCTGAAAAAGAAATTTTTGATAAAGCCGCTGATTTTCATGACACTTTATCTAAGCAGAACAGATAGTTACCACATTTGGGCGCTAGTAATATAGCGCCCAATTTAAAATAATACAGAGGGAAGATGATTGAAAGATTAAAAAATATATTTGCAGGTTTAGAAAGCGCATATGGTGCCACTAAAATTACCAATGAAATAAGACATGATGGTAAAAATGAAGTTAGGTCTTTTACAGTAAAGAAACCAGTTACTAATGAGTTATGGGAAAACCATTTAAAAGGAGTTGAACCTGCTCTTGGTATTGTTCCAATAAATGAAAACAATGAATGTAAATGGGGTTGTATTGATATTGATACATATCCTTTTGATCATAAAAAATTAATTAATAAAATTAGAAAAAACAATTATCCATTAATAGTAATTAGATCTAAATCTGGTGGAGCACACGTATTTTTATTTACAGAAAAATTTATACCTGCATCTTTGATGAGACAAAAATTACAGTTAATGGCTTCTAATTTAGGATATGCAAAAGCAGAGATATTTCCAAAACAATCTACTATCAAAGCTGAAAGAGGTGACATAGGAAATTTTTTAAATATGCCTTATCATGGTGGAGATAGAACTGTTAGATATGCTATTGGTGATGATGGTAACTCACTTACTATAGAACAGTTTGTAAAAGAATATGATGAGTATGTTCAAACAGAAGAACAACTTAAAAATTTTTTAATTGAAAAAGTTACTAAGAAAAAAATAAAAGAACATTTTCCAGATGGGCCACCATGTTTGAATACTATAATAAATAATGGTCCTATTGTAGAAGGCAATGGTGACATTGCAGCGTCAGGTAGAGATAATGGTTTATTTAATATAGGAGTGTATTTAAAAAAATCTGATCCAACAGGTTGGCAAAATAAAATAGAGGACTACAACGTAGAAAAATATATTAAACCACCTTTGAAATCTGATGATGTCATAAGAATTAAGGGACAAGTTGATAAGAAAGATTATGATTTTAGATGTAAAGACAAACCAATTTGTAATTTTTGTAATGAAAAAGTTTGTTATTCAAAACCTTTTGGTAAAGGTGAAGAGGTTAGAATGCCAGCAATTACAACGATTAGAAAATATGCATCGGAACCACCTATATTTTTTGTAACAGTAGATGAACAAACTATAGAAGTTGATGCACCAACATTGCATGACCCAGAAAAATTTAGTGTTGTATGTATGACAGAACTAGGAACACCTCTTCTTCCTGTTGCAAAATTAGTATGGAGAAAAATGTTAGCTAAACTAATGAAAAATATTGATGCGATTGAAGCTCCAGATGATACAAGATTAGATGTACAAATGAAAGATCTACTGACAGAATTTATAAGTCGTGATGGTAAAAGTATTGAAGATATTTTAAAAAGAAAACCATTTACAGAAAGTGGTATCAGTCATTTTAAGTTTAAAGATTTTTGGGGTTTTTTAATTAGAAGTAAAACATGGCCAGATAAAACTTATACTAAAAATAAAACAATAAGATTATTAGAAGATTTATTTTCAGGTAAGGAGAAAGTGGTAAAAATAAATGACAAGAGTGTAAAAGTTTGGACAGTTGAAAAAATAGATGTTGAAAAATTTACACCTAAAAAAATAGAGAAACAACCGGCACCATTTGAATGAGAACAGTAATAGCAGGACCACCAGGAACAGGTAAAACACATACTTTAGTAAATACATATTTAAGAAAAGAATTGTTTTTACACAGAACTGATCCTAAAAAAATTTGTTACATTACTTTTAGTAATGCAGCAGCAAAAGAAGCAAGAGAAAGAATTCAAAAAGAATATCCTAATAAAGAAATTGAATGGATCTCTACAATGCACTCCATGGGAACTAAAATGTTAGGTATTGATACTACGACTCAATTATTAAAAGATAAAAACTGGAATGCTTTTAAAAATAAATATGGTCATAATGATATGCATTTTGAAACCATAGAGAAAGAAAATGGTTATCATGAATATAAAAATCAATACATGAAGATAATAGAATATTCTAGATGTCGTAAAATAAAACTACAAGACGCAGCAATAGAATTAGATTTAATAGATTATATTAGTGAACCTTTATTAATTCAAATTAATGAAGATATTATAAACTATAAAAAAGACTATAGCATGTATGAATTTTCAGACATGATTTCAGAATTTGTTAAGAAAAGCAAGTGTCCTTCCCTCGACGCAGTTTTTCTTGATGAAGCCCAAGATCTGAATCCTCTGCAATGGGAAATGTTTTTTTACATAGAAACAATATGTAAAAGATCATTCGTTGCAGGGGATGACGATCAGGCTATCTATACATTTCAAGGGGCGGATCCAAAAACTTTTATTAATTTAACAGGTACGTCAGATCATCAGACGCAGTCAAGAAGAGTACCAAAAGCAGTGCACAAAGTTGCATTATCTATTCTAGAAAATATAGATGAAAGAAGAGAAAAAGAATGGAAACCTAGAGAAGCAGAAGGATCTGTGTTTGAAAACTTAGAACTAGAAGATTTACATTTAGATTCTGGACAATGGATGGTTTTAACTAGGACTAATGAACAATTAAAAAAATTAGTACCTTTTTTTCAAGAGTCTGGATATAGGTTTGATTGTAAATTTAATGATTTACTACCTCCTGAAATTATAAAAGCAATTAATGATTGGAATAGACTAAATAAAGGAGCCAGTATATCTGGAGAAGAAGCTCAAAATATATACGAATTTTTAAAGTATGAAAAAGGAGATGTCCAATATGGGTTTTCTGGAGGTAAGTCTTTAGAAAATGTAGATTCTGTAACGATAGATGAATTGAAATTAAATCATGGACTAAAAGTATCTGGTGGTTGGGATGTATTAAGATTTAAAGATTATCAAAAAGATTATATCAAGGAGCTAATGACGAGCGGCGAGGATCTAAGTAAACCTGCTAGAATAAAATTATCAACAATACATTCTGTTAAAGGTGAAGAATCAGAGAATGTAGTTTTGTTTACAGACTTGGAAAGAATTATTTACGAATCAGCGCAAGTAAATAAGGACACAGAACATAGGTTGTTCTTTGTTGGTGTAACGCGTGCAAAAGAAAATTTATTCATAATGAACCAAGGTTATGAATATCAATACAACATAGGAGAAGAAATAATATGACAGATAAAGATATATTTAAGGAATCATTTCCTCAATACACTCAGGTAGGCGGGAATCACTACACTAAGTTTCCCATTCAACCTTATGAATTCATTTCTAAAAATGAACTTTCATTCTTTCAAGGCAACGTTATAAAATATGTTTGCAGATATCAAAGAAAAGGTGGAGTAGAAGATTTAAAAAAAATTGTTCACTATTGCCAATTAGAAATGCTTAAGATAAAAGATATGAAAAAGAAATAATATGGAAAAGAAAAGTAAGAAAGATTCCGGAAGAAAATGGGATGGCAAGTCTAGAGTATCTAATGATATTTACAGACAACGTTGGGACGAAATTTTTGGAAAAAAAGAAAAAACTTTACATGAAGAATTAATGGAAGGTTACGAAGAAGAGAAAAGAAAAGAAGATGGCAGCGACGAAAGCTAGGATTAACAAAGATCTAGTGATCAATAAAAAGTATAAGTTTCGTTTAGAAATTTATTTAGCTTTAGAAGGTCATGAAGATATTTGTTGGGAAATATTTCCTCAAGATTATTCATCTTGTTTGTATGCTTTTTCTAATAAAAATAAATTAGATAGTATTGTGAAAAAGAAATACATCTATGAAAAGAAGGTAAATTAAAATATGTTTCAAGCACAAACAGAATGGACTTGTCCGGATACCTTTCCGGATTTATCAAAATATGAATACGTAGCAATCGACTTAGAAACCAGAGATCCAAACTTAAAATCAAAAGGATCTGGTGCAGTCATTGGTGATGGAGAAATAATTGGTGTGGCTTTAGCTGTAGAAGGTTGGTCTGGATATTATCCAATAGGTCATAGAGAAGGTAATTTGGATAAAAGAATAGTTTTAGATTATGTTAGAGATGTTTGTAAGGCATCTAATACAAAAATTTTTCATAATGCAATGTATGATGTATGTTGGCTAAGAGCATACAATATTCCAATAAATGGTTTTATAGTAGACACAATGGTAATGTCATCTTTGATTGATGAAAACAGATTATCATATGCATTAAATAGTATTGCCTTTGAATATTTAAGAGAAGTTAAAGATGAAAAAGGATTAAAGGAAGCTGCAGAAGCTGCTGGTGTAGATGCTAAATCAGAAATGTATAAACTTCCTGCAATGTATGTAGGTAGTTATGCAGAAAAGGACGCTGAACTTACTTTAAGACTGTTTAAAATTTTATCTGTAGAAATTCAAAAACAAAATTTATCTGAAATATTTGATTTAGAAACACAACTATTTCCTTGTCTAATAGATATGAAATTTAAAGGTGTTAGAGTAAACGTAGAAGGTGCACAAAAATTAAAACAAGACATGTTAAAAGAAGAAGAGGCACTACTATTAGAAGTAAAAAAGCAAACAGGAGTTGATACACAGATATGGGCAGCAAGGTCCATTGCGAAAGTTTTCGACAAACTCGATTTAGACTACGAAAGAACACAGAAAACACAAGCACCCTCCTTTACTAAAAATTTTCTATCTGAACATAAACATCCTTTAGTTCAAAAAATTGCAAAAGCAAGAGAAATAAATAAAGCTCATACAACGTTTATAGATACAATCTTAAAACATGAGCATAGAGGACGTATTCATGCAGATATAAATCCTATTAGATCAGATCAAGGTGGAACAGTAACTGGTAGGTTTAGTTATTCAAATCCTAATTTACAGCAGATACCTGCTAGAAATAAAGATTTAGGACCAAAGATAAGATCATTGTTTTTACCAGAAGAAAATCATACCTGGGGTTGTTTTGACTACTCACAACAAGAACCAAGATTAGTTGTGCATTATGCAGCTACAACTGATCCTATTATGTATGATCAATCTGTAACAAATATAGTAAATAAATTTAAAAGTGATTCTGTAGACTTTCACCAAACTGTAGCTGATATGGCAGGTATATCTAGAAGCAATGCTAAAACAATTAACTTAGGTTTGTTTTATGGTATGGGTAAAGCGAAACTACAAGCGGAGTTAGGACTCTCTACAAAAGAAGAAGCAGAAAATTTATTTAACCAGTATCATGAAAATGTCCCTTTTGTTCGTGAACTAATGAACCGGACTTCTAGCCATGCTCAGTTTTCCGGTTCAATTGGTACATTGTTAGGTCGTAGATGTAGATTTAATAAATGGGAACCTTCAACATTTGGTATGCACACACCAATGTCATTAGAAGAAGCAGAAAGAACTTATGGAAGAGGAAGAATTAAAAGAGCTTTTACATACAAAGCTTTAAATAAATTAATTCAAGGTTCTGCAGCTGACATGACAAAGAAAGCTATGTTAGATTTGTATAAAGAAGGTATCATACCTCACATACAGATACATGATGAATTGGATATTTCTATTGAGTCAGAAGCGCAAGCTAAAAAGATAATTGAAATTATGGAAAATGCTGTTAAACTAGCTGTCCCAAATAAAGTTGACTATGAATACGGTAATACTTGGGGTGAAATACATGGGTAAATATTATGGCATATTTAAACGCAAACATTCCTCCAATTTATTGCAAAGTAAGGAAGGAGTATCTTTATGATCTTAAAAAACATCAAGGAGATTTTATTGACTGTGTTATCTTTGGTCTGGTCTCTATTTCAGGTCGCGCACTCTTATTTAATATCATGCTACCCAACGGTGCGTGCTTTTGGCGTTTACCTATATCGGCTTTTTTCCAAAAGGAATTTGAGAGAAAAGACGTGCCTGATATGCGAGTGGATCAACTCGAACTGTGGAACTGCTTTAGTTATTATCCTAGTGTCCATTGTTTTGATTGGTTGGCTGGTATA